CCAATGCAATCTGGCATAAGCAGACGAAATACAGGACAATCAAGACATGAATGACACCGAGTTGATGCCAGACGATGAGCGCGATCAGTTGCTGATTGACCGCGTGGAGGCGTTCGGCACCTCGCTGGCGCGCAAGCGCGATGAGGCCGTGGCCGCTCGCCGGGAGTGCGGCATCGAAGAGGAGTGGCACGCCGCAGAGGATGCGTACCAAGGCATTGACGAGGCCAGCCGGGGTGACAGCAAGATGGCAAAGCCTGTCTCGCCCGAGGGTGGCGTGGTCACCAGCGCACGCAGCAGGAGCGCCACGCGCAGCACGGTGGTGATGAACATCACCCGGCCCTATGTGGACGCCGCGTCTGCCCGAGTGTCCGACATGCTGCTGCCGACAGACGACACCCCCTGGGGTCTGAGCCCTACGCCCAAGCCGCAACTGGTTATGAGAATCAAGGGTGCAGGCCCTGCACCCCTGACAGCTTTGCCACCCGGTCAACCAATGGGGATGACTGGGCTACCTCCCGGTACGCCTGGGATGCCGCCAGAGATGGCCGGGATGCCACCGCAGCCACCACCACTCGACCCAGCCCAGCAGGCGCAGGCGATGGCCGACGCCGAGGAGCAGCAGGCCAAGGACGCCTGCGAGCTGGCAACGACCCAGATCGAGGACTGGCTGATCCAGTGCCAGTGGCACGCCGAGGTCAGGAAGATGATCGAGGACTGCGCTCGCCTGGGCACCGGCATCCTGAAAGGACCGACCCCGGCCCGGCGCAAGAGCCGCAGGATGCAGCAGGAAAACGGCACCGTCAGGCTGGTGATCGAGGAGTCGATCTGCCCGGAGTCGCGTTGCATCAGCCCTTGGAACCTGTACCCCGATGGGGCCTGCGGCGAGAACGTGCAGGACGGCTCTGGCGTGTGGGAGCGCGACAGCCTATCGGCCAAGGCCCTGCGCGAGCTGAAGAAGCTGGACGGCTACATCGACAGCCAGATCGACCGGGCGCTCGAAGAAGGCCCAGGGGCCAAGGGCGAGGGCATGGGCTACAAGTCGAAGGTGAGCGCATCTGACCGCGATGTGTTCGATGTCTGGTACTACCACGGCTGCGCCGACCGCGAAGACTTGGAAGCCGCTGGTGTGGACGTGCCAGAGGAGGGCGACGTGACCGCGCACTGTGTCGTGACGATGGTCAACAACCGGGTGATCAAGGCCGCGATCAACCCGCTGGACTCGGGCGAGTTCCCGTATGACGTGATGGCGTGGCAGCGCAAGAGCGGCCTGCCCTACGGCACTGGGGTGGCGATGCAGATCAACGTGCCCCAGCGGATGCTGACCGGTGCGATCCGCAACATGAACGACAACGCGGGCCTGTCTGCCGGGCCTCAGATCGTGGCGCGCAAGGGCGCTATCGTGCCCGCTGATGGCAAGTGGGAGATGACGCCTCGCAAGTTCTGGTGGGCCAACGAGGACGCGGACCCAGGCGCGGTGCAGCAGGCGTTCATGGTGTTCAACATCCCGACGATGCAGCAAGAGCTGATGAACATCGCTCAGTACGCGATGAAGATGGCCGAGGACGTGACCGGTCTGCCCGCGATGATGCAAGGCCAGAACACGAACGCACCCGACACCGTGGGCGGGATGCAGATGATGCAGAACAACGCAGGTACGGTGCTCAGACGCATCGCCCGGCTGTTCGATGACAAGGTGACCGAGCCGCACATTCGGCGCTACTACGAGTGGCTGATGCTCTACGGCGACGATGACGCCGCCAAAGGCGACTTCCAAATTGACGCCAGGGGGTCAACCGCTTTGGTTGAACGCGACGCACAGAGTCAGTCGATCATGCAGATGGGTGCGCTGGCGACCAACCCGGCCTTTGGCATTGACCCTGAAAAGTGGTTCATGGAGACCCTGAAGTCTCAGCGCCTGGACCCCTCGCGCTTCCTGATGGACGAGGACAAGAAGGCGGCAATGGAGCAGCAGCCACCACCGCAAGACCCGGCGCTGGAGATCGCCAAGATGCGTGTCGATGCGGACATGCAAAAGGCACAGCTCACCACCCAGACTGCGCTCCAGAAAGCGCAGATGGACAACGAGACCCGCGTGCAGACCTCGGGCCAGGAGGTTGCCGCCAGCGTGGAGAAGATGCGGATTGATACCGACCGCGATTTGGCCTACGTCCAGTCGCAGACTCGCCGCGACGACATCACTGCCAGCGCCAAGTTTGAGGAGCTTTCCTTGCGCCGCGAATTGGCGATGCTGGAATATTCAAACCGGGAAAAAATTTCGCTTGACCGCGTGAAAGCGGAGCTTGCCCGAGAGGTGATGAAGATCAACGCCACCAGGGAGCTGGCCGGTGTGAAGGCCCCAGCAGACCTGATGCCCACACCGCCGATTGAGCCACCCCAGCAGGCTCGCCCAGGCGAGAGCTACCAGCAATGAAGCTCGACGCCATCGACAAACGAAGCGCCCTGTGGCTGAAGCTACAGGCGCACTGGCGCACCCAGTTGGACACGCTGCGGCGGCGCAACGACGGGCCACTGAGCCCAGACGAAACAACGTATCTGCGCGGCAGGATCGCGCAGTGCAAAGCATTCCTGGCCCTCTCTGGAGAGCCGGGTGATGGTGCCCCGACCGACAAGGCCGAGGCAATGGACACCTATCCCACTGTGGATTGGGAAACTGAGGAAAGACCATGAGCTTGGAGGAAGAGCAAGTAGCGCCAGGGGCAGTGCCAGAGGTGCAGCAAGAGCAGATTGCGCCCGCCGAACAGACCGCAGAACAGGAAGCCGCGCCGCAAGACGACGCAGCATTTCTGGAGGGCTTTGATTCCGCACAAGGAACTGAGACCGCACCAGCGCCTGAAGTTGCGAAGCTGTTTGGCAGGTACACCGAGGCCGAGGTGCTGGCCTTGCTGGATAAGGTCAGCGAGGTCGACAAGCTCAAGGAGCGCGAGGCGAAAGTCTTTGGCACCCTGGGCTCGTACAAGCAGCAGCTCGATCAGCTTCGCAATCAGCCGCGCCAGGAGGTGCAGAAGTTCGATGCGAAGCTGGACCGGATGACCGCCGAATATCCAGAGCTGGCCGAGGCGCTTCGAGAGGATTTGTTGGGGCTGCAAGGCTCCAGCTTTGACTCCGATGCGGTGGAGCGGATCGTCACCGAGCGGCTGGAAGCAGCAGGCAAGGTGAACGAGACCAAGCTGCTGTCGGTCATGCACCCGGACTGGCGAACGATCCCTTCAAGCAACGAGTTCACGCAATGGAAGGGCACTTTGTCGCCCGAGGAGTTGCAGATCGTGGACGACTCATGGGACGCACTGTCGGTGGGCAACAGCCTCTCGACATTCAAGGCGTGGAAATCTCAGGCAACCCAGGCCGCACAAGCAAAGCAAGTTCGTCAGAACCGGCTGGAAGCTGCTGTCACACCCAAGGGTGGACAAAAGCCGCCCCCCGCTCAGACGGAAAACGACGCCTTTCTCGCCGGATGGAAATCTGTGCGTGGCGTGTAGTCAACCCTTTTGATTTACGGAGCAATCCAAAATGGCTATTCAAAACTTCAATACCCAGCCCGCTCGGGTCAACAAACTCAAGGGCGAAATCCTCGCCCACGCCATGCCCGTCGAGGTGCTGGGCATCACGGGTATGCAAAAGCAGATGCCCAAGAACTCGGGCGACAACGTGGTGTTTCGCCGCTTCGTGCCCTACGGCGGCGTGGACAACCGCTGGATCACCGGGGCCAACGTCAACAGCTACGCCACGGACCACATCACCACCGAGGGCGTGACGCCATCTGCTGACACGCTGACCGCTGTGGATGTGACGGTCACGCTCCAGCAGTACGCCTGCTTGTACGCGGTGACCGACAAGACCGCCGATCTGTACGAGGACGACATCCCGGCTGAGATGAAAAAGCAGACCGGTGAGCGCGTGGGCTTGCTGCGCGAGATGGTGCGATACGGCACGCTCAAGGGCATGACCAATGTGTTCTACGGCGGCACCGGCAACAGCGTGAGCACCGTGAACGGCACGCTGTCGATCAACTTGCTGCGCCGCATCACCCGAAGCCTGAAGGCGAACCACTCCAAGATGGTGACCACCATCCTGAGTTCCTCGCCGAACATGGGCACCAAGGCGGTCGAGGCCAGCTATCTGGTGTTTTGCTCGACCGACTTGGAGCCTGCAATCCGCGAGCTGCCCGGCTTCAAGCACATCGCCGACTACGGCCAGCGCAAGCTGGTGCATGAGCAGGAGATCGGCTCGGCTGAGTCGTTCCGTTTCGTGCTCTCGCCCGAACTCGCAGCCAACATCAACACGGGTGCCGATGTTGGTGCCACCGGTCTGTTCTCGACCGGTGGCACCAACATCGACGTGTACCCCGTGATCGTGGTGGGCGAAGACGTGTGGGGGCAGGTGGCCCTGCGCGGCATGGATTCGGTCGACGTGACCTACATCGCCCCAGGCGAGAAGGACAAGAACGACCCACTCGGCCAGCGCGGCTTCATCGGTGCCAAGACCTACATGGCATCTCGCGTGCTGAACGACGGCTTTGGCGCTCGCTTGCTGGTTGGCACCCCCAACTTGGCCTGATGAATGAGAGAGGGCGGGCCTGCGGGTCTGCCCTTTTTTACCAACCCACAAAGGAGAACATATGCCCCGAGGTATTCCCAACCGACTCGACACCGATGAGATGGATGTCGGCCAGCACACCCACATCGACATGCCCGCCGAGGGCCTGCTTGACCGCTCGGCCATGCACGAAGATGGCATCGAGATTGTTCAGAACATCCAGCTTGATGGCTACGCCGCAGAGCTGGCCTTTATGGAAGAGAAGATCGAGGTCGAGGTCCATGAGTCCACGGACGACAACGCCCAGCCCATCGTCGATGTCTACTGCCAGGGCATTGCCCAGCGCTTCATCCGGGGCCATCGCCAGACAGTCAAGCGCAAGTTCGTGAACATCTTGGCCGATGCGCGTCAGACCTCGTTGCGCACCAGCACCCAGATCAATGGGGACACGGTCGTGAACCGCATCGACAAGCACAGCGCACTGCGCTTCCCCTTCTCGGTCACGCGAGACGACAACCCCAAGGGTCGAGACTGGTTGCGCCAGCAGCTCAAGGCGGCATAAACGCTGGCTTTTGAGTCAACCGTAAGGGATAATTCGTCATCTAAACTGGAGCTGCCATGAACTTTTTGGAGATCGCCAAGCGGGTGCGCCAAGAATGCGGCATCTCGGGTGACGGGCCTGCGGCGGTGCAAAGCCAAGTCGGCATGAGCGCCAAGCTGGTGGCCTGGGTGCAAACCGCCTACGAGGAGGTTCAGAGCCTCCAGCCGTGGCGCTACAACTGGGCCGAGCACACCCAGGCATTGACCGCTGGTGTGGCGGTCTATGCGCCGGTCAACGATTGGGGTCTGGACTTCCGCGAGCTGGCGACAGACCCGATCTACGTGTACCGCACCCAGGACGGCCCGCGCAGCAAGCACTGGCTTTGCCATGTGTCGTGGGCCGAAATGCGCGACATGGCTCAAGTGGGTATTCAGGGTGTTCCGGTGTACTGCGCCATGCGCCCCGACACCACAATTCAGTTTCACCCCGAGCCACAAGATGGGCTGACGGCGGTGATCGAGTACATCAAGAACCCGGACACGCTGGTGGACAACTTGGACATCCCGGTGATGCCCGCTCGCTACCACATGGCGATTGTGTGGCGGGCCGTCATGTACTGGTGCGCCCACGACGAGAACACCGCGCTCTACGGTGCGGCCAACCAGCAGTACCAGATCATTCTGCGCAAGATGTGGCTCTCGGAGCTGCCTACCATCCAGATGGCTGGGGCGCTGGCTTGAGCACGTTGGTCGATTACACCCCGCTCTCCGGTGGCCTGGATTTGGTCAGCGGTGCGCTCAACGTGCGACCGGGCCGAATGTCGGAGTGCTTGAACTTCGAGCAGGTGTTCGGCAAGCAGGGCTACAAGCGCATTGACGGCTATGAGCGCTTTGATGGCAGGCCCGAGCCGCACCGGGCCATCTACAGCATCCAGAACATCAAGACGGTGGTGACCCCCATTGCTGTGGGCCAGACCGTGACCGGCACCACGGCCAATGCCCAGGTGCTTGCGGTCGTGGGCAGCATCTTGGTGCTGGCGGTCAACACGGGTGCGTTTGCCGACAACGAGGCCATCAAAGTAGCGGGCGTGACAGTAGCCACCGCAGACGGGCCAACCCGCCTTGGCTCCAGCGGCGAGGTGGGGGCCGATGCGCTCTTGGCCTTGGCGCAGCAAGCGAGGCGCACCAACATCACCGCTGTGCCTGGGGGCGGGCCGGTGCGCGGTGTGGCGGTGTACTTGGGCGAGGTGTACGCTGTGCGAGACACCTTGGATGGCACATCGGGCACGATCTTCAAGGCCACCGCTGCCGGCTGGCAATCTATTCGTTCGGGCCTGTTGCCCGGTGGCAAGTTTGACTTTGATGTGGCGAACTTCACCGGTTCTGCCAAGACGGTGGCGCTGTACGGCTGCGATGGGCGCAATGTGCCGTTTCGCCTGGACGGGGCGGTTTTCAGCTCGATTGCACCGATCTTCTCGACCCAGGCCACCAGCGTCAGCAGCACCCTGATCGGCACGGGAAGCCGGGTGTTCACGGTGGTTCAGCCTGCGCGCACGTTCGCGGTGGGCCAGACTCTTATCGTCTACAGCCTCGCCAACGCGGCCAACCGCATGGTGGGCACGGTCACAGCTTTCACCCAGCCCACGCTGTCCGTGAACATCACCTCGGTGGTGGGCGCGGGCACGTTCGCCGACTGGGAGATCGGGCTGGCCGACTTCTCGGACAAGCCGTACTTGGTCAACGCCCACAAGGATCACCTGTTCTTGGCCTACCCATCGGGCCAGTTGCAGACCTCAAACCTGGGCGACCCGCTGCTCTACACCACCACCGCTGCGCTGTTCGGTCTGGGTGACGAGCTGACCGGCATGACCAGCATGAAGGGCGCAACGCTGGGTATTTTTTGCTCCAACCGCATCAACATTCTGAGCGGATCGTCCAGCCTCAACTGGCAACTCGAGTCGTACTCGCAAAGCGCGGGCGCACGCCCAGGCACGGTGCAAGAGAGCAGTGGCAGCGCCATGTTCTTGGACGACCGGGGCCTGACCAGCTTGCAGGCCACGCAGTCATTTGGCGACTTTGAGCCCTCGATCTTTTCTCGGGACGTGAAGCCCTTGCTGGACGGGCTGACCCCACTGGTGAGCGCCTCTCGCATCGCCCGGACCAAGTTTCAGTACCGGCTCTACGCGGGCGACACGGTGCTGGCAGCGGCCATTCTCTCGCCCGAGGCGGTCATCAAGCCCAGCGACATCTCATTCTCGCGCTGGCAGTACGCGCACCGGGTGGCGTGCGTGGGCGCGGGCGACATGCCCAGCGGCCAAGAGGGCCTGTTCTTTGGCACCGAGGACGGCTTTGTGATGCGTGAGGACGTGGGCACCTCCTTTGATGGCGAGCCGATCAGCTCGGTGCTGCGCCTGCACTTCAACCAGCTCAAGAGCCCGGCCAACAAAAAGCGCTTCAGGAAGCTGGAGATGGAGATGGACGCGCCGGGGCGGGTGACGATCAACTTTCGCCAGCAGTTCAACTACGCCGACGGCATCTACGACACCACCCTCACCCAAGGCTCTGCCGCCCAAGGGATCGGCGGGCAGTGG